ACGTCCGGTTTGGCAACCGGACACGGATAAGCAGCACCTTTTCGGATCGCTTCGTCGCGCCCGACATGGAGGCCGACATCCCCTACTTCAGGAGACACCAGCACACGCCAATCACGCGGAATCAGACCTTTGCACCACCCCCATAAAGACTTGTAACGAGCTGGAAGCTCGCCGTAGGTCTTAATGCACCACGCACGCAGCATGTTGGCTGCTTGCAAAGCGTAGGGGGCTGCTGAGTCATCTTCTTTACGAAGAAAGAAGGGTCGGACTTCATGGCCCTGAAACCAATCTGTCCCGCAACTCTCGAAGAACGTGCCTGCCAAGCACGTCTTCTTACCGTTAACCTGGAACCCGAGGTATTCCAGGCATTCAACAACCCGATGTACAGACCCCTGAGGGACGACTATGTCGTCGCCGTACGTGGTCGAAACACACCGGTCTTGCCGAGGCACCACGGTCATAATCACCGCGAGGAAGATTATCGTCTCCAATGGGAACGTGAAACCGTTGCCCATAGATGAGAACATCTCCAAGCGGCGAAAGTCCTTACCGATTTTCATCGATTTAGACCTAGCCGTGTCTAATAAATGGAACCAGCGTTTCCCAACGGTGGTCCCATTGTAGCACAAGGCAAGCCACACAAGTTCGCGGCACATCATATCCGAGGCCGACGTTAAGTCGACTGTGGACAGACCCCACAACTCTGCCATTGAGGCGAGAGCTTGGTTAAGTCGCTGATCGTGTAGGTTGACTCCGAACTTCATGAGTCGACGAACCATCTTGCGGCCGATACCAGCCTGCAGAAACGAGTTCCACAGGGGCTCAGTAGCAGCACAACGGTCTATGTCCCAATCTTTCCGGACGGTGAAGTGCCGATTTCCTTCCACGACCCCAGACTTCTCACGGAGGTTTTCACCCCAATAATCAGTCACCATCCACGGCATTAAGCCGGGTAGGTAAGGGGCCAGGTCAGACGTTGACACTGGTTTGGCATCATATTTTATAGAGGGTACCAACCCCTCGCTTCGCACACCCACAGCAGCGCCGGGCCCGAATTTGCCTAAACTGGCGATTTCGTTGAGGGCTTCTTCGTCCAAAGGTCCAAGGACCCGGAGGACGTTTGAGCTGAACTCACCGAACCAGTCCGGAAGCGTGGCTTCCGATAGGCGGGCATTTG